GAGACGCTTGAGCTTGTGGGGTCTATTTGCTATCGCGAAATCCGCTGGCCCCGTGGCTCAACTGGATAGAGCAGCCCCCTCCTAAGGGGCAGGTTGCAGGTTCGAATCCTGCCGGGGTCGCCAGTAAAATCAATAAGTTAAATCGCTAAGAAGGTTTTCTCTTTAGTTCGGTGAACCCGAAGGCGATTCTCGCGGTTCGGTTCAAACTGTGCGTTTTCGTCCTTGCGCCTCTCCAATTACGTCAATGTCCAATGCACCCGCTGCTTTTCGCAGGTAGTCTGGGGAGAACTGGCCGTAGGTGGATCTCGTCACACTCGGATTGGTGTGGCCCAGGTATTGCGCGACCTCATCAATCGGTACGCCAGCTTCGACCATGAACCTGCCTGCTGTGCGGCGAAGGTCATGAGGAGTACAATGCTCGATGCCTGCTCGCTTTACCGCGGCATTGAAGCCCGTCTTGATGGAGCCAACCTTCCTTCCTCCCCATTCGATGACGTAGGGGGAAACTGCTGCCGATTGAGCGGTCTGCAGAGCTGCAACAAGCGTGTCATTGATTGGAACGGTGGCCCGCCCCTTCTTCGGCCCAATGTCATTTGTAGCGAGCTTGATCACACGGCGCTCCAGGTCCACTCGGTCCCATGTCAACTCCAAGAGCGCGCCAATGCGCCCGGCGGTAGTAAGCATCAAAAGTATCGCCAAGCGGATGTGGGGGTCGATCGCGGCCGCAACCAATGCTGAGGCTTCGCTACGGCTCAGGTATCTATCTCTTGGCGGTGGCATCTTGGGCAATTCGATGTGAGGCGCTGATGTAATCAATCCTCGGCGTGCTGCCCACTTCACGGTCGCGCGCAGGCAGTTCATCTCTGTGCGTATTGTGCCATCCTTCCGCCCTTGGTCGCGGCGGTCCGATATGTAGGCGCGACAGTCCTCGACCGTCACTTGTCCGGCTCCCAGGTGTCCAAATACCGGCAGGATGTTCTTTCCTACCTGCTCGAGTTTGGATGCCTGCCGCCGATCACCCATGTCTTCTTGGTAGGCCTTCCACGCTTGCTCAACTGTCAGACCTCCTGAGGGTGCATCGGCGTAGAGGATTAAGTCGCGCGCCTCTCTCTCCGCAGATTGTCGCGTCTCAGCCGCAAGGCGATAGCGTCTGCGCTTCCCGTCTTCATCGTTCCAGATGACGACCCATCGTCCTTTGAGGCGTCCAAGGCGGTAGTCGCGCATTCGTGTTTCTCCACAGCTTCAGCGGTTATGCGATACCCTTTTCCAACCCGGAATGCCGGGAGATCGCCTCGATTGATCATGCTGCGCACTGTTTCGCCAGAGCAACCCCATCGATCAGCTAGCATTGAAATAGTGAAGGGTCTGGCTTTACCCATCAAGCGGCCTCCTTCTTCTGGTCCTGTATAGGCTTGGCGTATTCTACGACGTGTTCCAGATCGTCCCAAGTGCGATTGATCTCGATGAGATCCCCGGATCGTATCGCGCGACGGTGAGCCTCGATGCGCTGGCGTAAGAGCGTTTGCGGGCTCACTGGTTGGCCTCCAGTGCTGCGCGGGCGATCAGGTAATTGTCCGTATAGTCGCGCGTATCTCCGCCCGCCACGATCTCCAGCGCCTCCCGCAGCCGCTTGTTCTCATCCTCTAGCGCGGTGATGCGGTCGGCGTTGTTGCCATCTCGGGCCACAAGCATGGCGTCCGCATAAGCGTATCGCCAGCTTGTTATTCGATCCAAGCTCCACTGCCGTCTTGCCAGTGTTTCCTGGCAGCCTGTCAAACCTTCTGTGTAGTGGCGTTCATCTTTGTGATGATACCAACTCGGAACGTCAGGGGCTGACATTGCCAACTGATCTCGAAGAGAAGTCGCGGTATCAAGGCCGCTCTCTTTTGCCCTCCATCCGGTGCGAAAGGCGTCTGCGAGTTGACTTGGGAGCGATGTCGATAGGCCGTGATTTTCCAAAGCCTTTTCTAGGTCTTTTTCGTCCGTTTGACTGTGCATGCTCATCACTCGCTCTCCTTCTGTGCGAGGGCGCGGATGGCAGCAATCAGTGACTCGACCGAAACGGTTTTTTGTCGACCGCAAAACTGCGTAGCCTGAAGGTCAGTAATTCCGCACAGCTTCAGAATGACGACAGCATCTTCCGTTGATAGGTCACCACCTCCCTGCACGCTCTGGCGCGGGGCTGGCTCGGACTTGAGGGCGCGGATACGGGCTGCTGCGTCGTGAAGTGCAATCTTTGAGCACTCGTCAATCTCAGTGCCCTGACTAAATTCTCTGGCCTCTGACATGCACACGTCAATCGCCTCATCCAGCGCCGCATTCCGGGCCAGTACGCCAACTTCTTTGGCCATCAACTCCGCCATTTCTATCTTAGACCGGGCCTCCGCCAGTTGCGCAGCGAGGGTGTCGATCCGATCACACGCCCGTCCATATGCTTCCTGTGAAGCATCGCGCTCGGCATTCAGCTTCTTTGCCTCATGAACCGCCGCGTTTCGCTCCATCAGGTACGTGCGCTCATCCTTGTTGCTATCTAGCAATGCCCGCTCACGTGCTAGGGCTTGGTCACGCTCGGCTGTGACCATATTTATGAAGCGCTGAGCTTTTTGCATATGTTCCTCCCATAGCGGTCGCACTACCTTGATGCGGCTATTGGCTATCCACCGGGCCATGTTTCTGCAGGCTTCTGTCGCCTCCTTAAGCACCGCCTCTGTGCTTGTGTCAGTCATGGTGTTCTCCCGACTTTGCCTGTTTCGCAGCGTGGCTGAGTTGGGCGACCGCTAGGATGGTAGGGCGCAGTTCCGGCTCCGCCTCGTCATACTTTGGGTGCTTCCCTGACTTCCCGCCGTTTAGCCTGGGAAGAAGCGCCCGGGGGATCAGAATCCAGTTCTCAGGGTCCGTGTTCGTCTTGTTCCCATCGCGGCATTTCAGGCACATGCCTTCGGGCACGGGACCGTTGGCTTTCTCCCAAAGATAGCGATGCTTCAGGACATAACGGCGTTCGTACCCCGTGTGCGGGTTCCGCTCATCGATGCTGATCTCGACATACCCATCCTTTGACACCCGCTCGTGGCCGAGGTGGTTGGCATTGTGGGGAAGGTTGCCTTTCTTGAACTGGGTGCGCGCACTGTTTGGGTGAAAAGGCATCTTTTTGCCCTTGTTGTGGGGCTTTTGGCCTGTTTGGAACTGCCCAGTGCGTCCGGTCTTCCACCCCTTTCGCTTGCGAAGGGCATGGAGGTTGTTCGCCGAAACGTCCTGACGCTGAAAGCGTTTCTGGAAGGCTCGATAGTAGTCACCGATAACCATGCCCCGGTTGGCCTCGAGCCATGCCAGTTCCTGAGCGGAGTATTTGATGGCGCGGCCCTTCATGCCTCAGCTTTTCCGAGCTGGGGAAGGTGGGGGAGTACCGAAGCGCCATGCTCGGCGAAGAGTTTCGCAGCTTTCAGTTGGAGATCAGCGTTGCCTACGATCTGGTCAGAGAGCGATACGATTGCCTCAGTCCTTTTGACCTCACCCTCGATCTGTTCACTGGTCAGGTTTTCCTCGGACAGCCGTTCAAGCTGGGCAAAGAGGTGGTTGTTCAGGTCGGACAGCTTGTTTTTCATTGGTGGGTTCTCCGTTTTGCGAGGGCAGGTGAAGGGATCAGTAATCACCAACCGAAGTGACGACTTCATCCTCGTCCACCTCGATCACAGTTTCAGCCGCGTACATGGCCAGTAGCTTTTGAGTGAGCCCGTAGGGTCGGCGCATCGAGAAGCCCGCTTTGCCGCCCTTGCTCGTGATCACTCCGCTGTATTCTTGGATCTGTGAAATCGTTCCGGTGGTGATCTCATGGTTCGACTGGTCGCGGTCTTGTTTGATCCCGTGCCAGACCTCCAGCACCACTTCACAGCTTCCCTTGTCGCTATGAGAGTAGTGGGTTGTATCATCGAGATAGACCTTCCAGCGAGGCCCCCAGAAGTCGCTATCGTCAACGTGGATCTCCTCTACGATGCAGGTGACGACCTCCCCATATCCGCCATCTTCCTCGTGGCTCTGGCGCATCTGATTGACGATCTCAGAGAGCTTTATGGATTGAGGAGCGACCCCGAGCATTTCGTTGATGTCAGCCTGCAGACGTCCCTGAATTAGTTCAGATGCAACCGCCTCGACTTGGTTTTGAACCATCGCGCAGACCATGTTGTTGTAGCTCGGCAGATCCAGGTTGGAGATTGACAAAGCCTCCTCGATTTTCTTTTCGAGAGTCCGTCCAAAATCCGAATAGCTGCGCATTGCGCTTTCAATTGCGCCTTTGACTGTTTCCCCGATCATCTTGTCGATGATTTCTTTCACGCGCTCGGGTGCGGTCGCTTCATGCAGTGCTTGCCCAGCAAGGATCGCAATGTCGGTTGTCGGTGCTTCGATTTGATCTTTCATGTCAGTTCTCCGTTCAGCGAGGCACGATCGTGCCATCTACCTTGCGTTTCCATTTGCTGCCCTTGGAGCCGGGCAGGGTGCCTTTGGGCTTGTGCAGACCGAGAGACTTGTTCCGCTTCCGGGCCTCGACTGATTTTTGCGTCACGTCCTGCTTTGTTTTCAGCGAGTGGCATGGGCGGCGTAAGGCGCGCAGATTGCTTTCCCTGTTCTCGCCACCAAGGATCAGGGCGGTTTCATGATCGAACTCGATAGCTTCTCCAGCCGCGCCCAGCTTCACCTCACAGCCGCAGGCGCAGATGCCATCCTGCGCCATGATGATCCGTGCCTTGACGCGAGCCGGGGCAGGGGTGGCGTCGGTTTTGCCGATCCATTCGGCAACAGGGCGGCTCATGTCTGCGCTCCAATCTCTTTTACGATCCGGTACACATGCCGCGCCTCATCCAAGCTGCGAATGTTGGCGGTGTGGTAATCTTTGCGGCCCAACCGCTGCGCCACCTCGGCGTAAACGGCCCTGCGCGACATGCGCTTGCTTTTCCAGATTGGGTCCAGAATGCGGTGAATGTGCTGTCGGGCGCTCTTGATCTCCGGTGTGGGGATACATCCGAGAGGATTTGTCGGGTTGCTGGTCTTGTGGTGGCAGCCGACGTGGTTGCCGCAGGAGTCACACTTCCAGAAGGGCAGCGCTGCTAGGTCGCGGCGGTGTGGATAGATTTCCGCCCCATCGGTCAGGCGCGCCGAAACTTTCTCCGAGCAGCCGCAGCAGTAGATTTCGCGGGTCATGCTGCCACCTCCGGCGCAGTCCACTCGACGCCATGCCGGTCGCCGTATTCTTGGATTAAGGTGATCAGGTCCGCCATCTGCTCTTTGTCGAGGCGCGAAGTTCGGAAACCAGCGGGGAAGGGTTGTCCGTTCAAACCGGGTTGCCACATGATCTCGTGGCCGAGGGCATGCATGAATGCGGCCTTCCATGTGTCTGTCGTCCAGAGGCGGCCCTCCGGGGCTGCCCGAGAGATGTCGGATAGCATTGCCCACATTTTCGCGTTCTGATCTACGGTGCGCTTTGCCTTGCGGACATTCACAACTGCGCCCGCTGGCGCCTGGTCGATCAGAGAGCGTGCGAAGTGGCGCTGGCTCTCGCCAACAAGAATCACAGTCTGACCTGCCATCAGTTCGGCCTCGTGATGGTTTCTGCTTTCACGGCGTCATTGAGGATGCGAATGCTCATGCGAAACTCGAGCGCAACCTCTGCAATCAGGGCGTCATGATCTGCGCCTTGAGGCGTGTTCATGGCCGCCTTCTCACGGCGGAAGTATTCGGCAACGGCGGCGCGGGTAGTCATCAGTAGCCCGCCGCGAGAAAGCGCTTGTGGATCTCACGAGTGCGCCACACATCGTCCTTGCAGTATTCAGCAATTCTGTCGTGTTCGCCTGCCGCCCATGCTGCAGCCACCTGAGAGCCGTCAAAACCGTCCTTGCCCTGAATTCCGAGGATCTGGCAGAGTTCGTCCATGCTGATGCGGTTGGTGCCGCCAGCCCATGCAGCCATTGTGTCCACAATGGACCGGTCCCAGGGTTTCGGGTCGCGAGGGAAGCTGCCAGACGCCGGCATCTTCACGCCGAGATAGATCGCACGCTTGCGGAGAAACCCGATATCAAACCCGGCGATGTTATGACCCACAAGCGTTTCACTGTGGTAGTGATCCAGATCACCGAAGAAGTCGGCTAAGATGCTCCGCTCGTCTGCAGTGGTTTTTGCGTGGCGCACTGCAATAGGGCCGTCATTCTTTGCCCATGCAATAGTGCAGACGTGCCCGCGACCTCCGTCAAAGCTGGTCTTGGAGAGCGCTTCGATTGCAGCGCTCTTGCGGTTTTCGGCAAGCCACTTCTCTATGCTCTCCGGCTTTTTCAGGTTTGCCGGAGGCTTCACCTTGCGTTCAAGGTCGATCAGGTAGCTTTCATCCTGACATGGGATAGTCTCAATGTCGAAGTAGACGAAACTGTGGGAAGCGTAGGCTTCCTGAATGGCGGACATATCAAGCGGCATTGCTTTTCTCCTTTGTGGCTTTACTCGGCGGCCATAGCTGGGCTTTCCGGCTCGTCTGCATCGTCAAACTCCGGGATTTCATCGTCCAATTCGTCAGCAAGCGCCGCACTCGGATCGACGTACTCCCTCGCTTCAGGATCGAAGTCGAAGCCAAGCTCTTTCGCGCGTGCGACCACCATCTTCTGAATATCCTTGCCCGCCTTCTTGGCTCGACCCAGAACGCCGTTGATCTCCTCGGCGCTGGTCATTTCAGGCAGCTTGGTGGCGAACCAATCAATCTCAGCCTTGCGTTGCACCTGCTCCTCGGAGAGCGCGTTCATGCCTTCCTTGATCTGGGTGATGATGTCGGAGAGGCAGGTGGCATATGTTTCGGCCGACGCTTCCGGAATGGGCATCGCGCCAATGTTGGCCGGGTCTTTTCCGAATGATGTTTCAGTAGGGGAAAAGATCAGGTGACGTTCGCGGTTGTAAATCGAGATGCGTGCGATCACATCGCTGTCTGTAAGCACTAGATCCTTGGATCCGCCTGAGATTTTCAAGCGCTCCTTGATGGCGTCTCCGTCCGCTTTTTCGTCCATGTGAGAGATCAGCACCACGTCCTTGCCGAAGCTGCGCAGGAGCTTGAGAAATGCGGAAAACCTGACGCCAAGTTGACCCCATCCTTGCTGGTTCAAGGCACCGCCATATGAGAGTTTCGAGTTCGCGCGGATGATATCAGCCGACAGAGTGTCCAGCGCCTTGCCCACAGTGTCGATGACAATGGTGTCGTAGGCAGCGAGATCTCCTGCAGAGATGCCTGCCACATCGCGCCAGTCTTCGACTTGCACAACATCTTTGCGATCAACGGCGCGGTGAGAGCCTTTGTCAAAGTCTAGAAGCAGCGGGCGACTTGCTGTGAAGGCGAGGCTGGTTTTTCCAAGGCCAGGCTGGGAATAGATGGTGACACAAAGGTTCTTCACCTCAATCACCTCATCCGATTTTGTAATTTTCAGAGTCATGTCGTGTCTCCTTGGAATAAAAGGCCCCGGCGGTTTCGGGTTAGGGAGGAGAAAGCCCTCACCGCCGGGGAAGTTGCGGACGCGCAGTGGTGCGCCCGACAGGGAGGTTCAGAGGGGATTAGAAAGGCTGGCGCCGACTGACACTGCGGTCAGGATTGCGACGAAGATCATCAGAGCCCAGAACGTCAGCGTGAGCGTCCAGTTCTTCTGGTCTTGATTGCGAGACGCATTTCGCTCTCGGTTCATCCGTTCCAGATGCTTTCCCATGCCTGGATGATCTCCAAGCCCCCGGCGGCGCGTGCTGTGCGTGCCGTGAGTAGTGGCTTTTGCCGCCGGGGTGCGAATGGGGGTAATCTCTGAGAAGTTGGTCATGCCGCGCCCTCCCGGTCAAGAGGGAAGGGATCTCCTACCTGCGCCAGAACCAAGCGGGCTCTCTCCGCGCTTCTGCGGCAGCTGGAGGTCCGGGCGATGTCTTCCAGCGCCATTGACAGCCGGTTGACCTGCACGCCACGCTCATAAGCCACGTCTGTGACGGAGTTGGCGCGCACGCGTGTGTGAACGTCTTGGTAGCTCATGTCTTTGACCTCACTCTGCTGCGATGGGCCAAGCGAACTCGAAGTCGCGCGGCTCGAAGATTGCGTCTTCGTCACTGGTGATTGTGTCGCCGCGGTTCAGAGCCTCAGACATCGTGTCTTCCAGCTCACGTTCGGCGCGGAGAAGGTCAGACTTCCCAAAGCGGCGGATCACCTCTTCACGAGAGAGCAGTTCAAGATCCCAAGTCTCGGGGTTTTCCATCTGAACGCTGAGGACATCGGCAGTGACATCGTGACCACCAGAGAAGCCGCACGCAGTGTCAGCACCTTCACGCTCAACGAAGAACGCAACCTGTGCCGCGCACTCGATGTCGTCTCCGAGGTAGATCGTTTGAAAGGCTGTATCGCGCATGTCTAGGCTCCCTTTGTGGCCCCGCGATCTGCGCCAGCGGCGCGTCTTCGGTGGGGCTGTTGGGAATACACATAAGCGGTAAAATTACCGCCGTCAACATAAAAGCGGTTTATTTACCGCTTTCGTGTCGCGTCCCTCACCTCATCATGCTAAAGTGCGGGTGTCGGCCTGATTTGGACGGATGGAATCTGAGGTGGAGACGCGCGCAAGATGGTAGGGGAGGCCGAAACCTCCCCTGGGTGTCATGATAGCTTTTCAGCTATGACGATAAGCCCGACAATGATGGTGATCAGATCCGCCAACATTGCCACCGTCGAACAAAACCGCATGGGTGTTCCCTTCGGTGTGCTGCTCGACCGGTCGAGCGTGTATATCACACTCAGTATTTCTATCCCGCCCTTGCGAGGCGGCTTGGCTTGGGAGTGTGCACCCTCCTTTGCCGGTCGGCCTTCGATCAATCAGCGTCCCGCTGACAGACGTGGCCTTAGCCTCCCGGAGCTAGCGGGTAACATAGGGTCGCGAAACCCTAAGCCGGGTTCGGGGTCACGCCGTATGAGGGCGATTCCGTTCCCGGCCTAGGGTCATCATATCAGGGCACCGCATGGTGCGCGCAAAGAAAAACCCGGCGCGTGGCCGGGCTCAGGTGGCTTTGTGGTGGGTTGGGGTGAGTGGCAAAGCTATCGAGAGTTGTTGGTTGCTCGTCTAGTTGGCTTCACCATAAGCCGTACAAATTGATAGAAAGTTATCGTCAAAGAAAAACCCCGCCGGAGCGGGGTTCCTGTCGCTTGATCGATGTGAAAATTAGTGAATGTGAGCGATGTTGTCTGCTGGGGTTGTGTGGGCAAGCATGCCGGAAGGCTGCCAAGATCCCGTATTTTGCCGAATTGCTTTCTCCAAAGCAGCCTCAAGCGATTTGATGTGTTGGTCTGCTAGCTCGACTCGGTCCAGCGCAACCTTCAATGCTTCCATGAGTGAGTCCATCCGCTTCGCATTTTCGGATGAGGAATCCCCAGGTGCTGGGATTGACGCGCCGCGCTCTTTCTGAACTTCGATCCAAGCATCAAAGGCGTCCTTGGCGTTCACGAGCGCTTCTTCTGGAGTGTCTCCGTCGGACATGCATCCCGGAAGGTCCGGATAAAGTGCAATGTATCCGCCGCCATCTTCATCGGGCAGCGGTGCGATCACGATGGGGTATTCAGACATTACTGCTATCCTTAGATTGCATTTCGGCGTGGGCGTCAGAGTAGCTCACAAGGTTCTTAATATATAGTGCCCTAATCGGGCGCTTGTAGGGCACGCAGAGTGAGTCGCGCAAGTATTTGCTCGACACAACGTAGTGACTGCTACCGTTTGGCTTCCGGACGTCTAGTCCAATTTTTTTGCATAGCGTTTCGACTTGGGTAATTGTCCAGTCATCGCGAGGGTTCGCGCGCATTCGCTCCAAGAGTGATTTTTTAGGGGCCATCTCACCTCAAAATTTGATAAGTTTATTTCTTCCTCGCAAACTCCGCAGGCCAGTGCAGGCGCACGCGGGCGGCCCACTTGAGGCGCACGTTCCACATGTTTGCGCCGGTGGGGTTGAGCGAGATCAGGTGGAACAGCCCCGGCTCATCACCCGCCTTGACTTGCTTAACCCAGCCCATGCCGTCCGCGTCCTCGCAAACGCACTTGTAGCCGATCACGTCGTCGGGAACGCTGTCGTGCCCATTGCGCGAGTAAAACAGTAGATCCCCGGCAGAATATACCGGCTCCATACTGTCACCCTCGACCTCGACCGCTACAACGCCGTGCGGTCCAATGCCCGGCGGACACTCGACCTGTGGGCCATCGCCCTTCTCGTAGGCGTCGAACACCGGTACCTGGGCGCCAGCACCTACTTTGCCCGCGATCGAGATGGTGGGGGTTTTACTCTCGCCGATACCGTGAAGCAGCCAGAGTTCTGAGACACCTAATGTCGAGGCAACTTTGCTGATTGAACTGACGTTCGCTCCGGCGTTGTCGTCTCCAGCTTCAAAGCGCCTTCTCCAATTTCGAATGCCGTCCTTTGACATTCCAGATTGGAGCGCCAAGGCCTGCTCGGACAACTTCAGCTCTTCACGGCGCTCGGTGATCCGAGCCAAAATCTCACCCATATCCATGGGGGTAATATTACCGCAGGTGTGGATCTGCGAAGAGCGGTAAGATGACCGTTGACGGGGCGGTAAAAAAACCGCATGATCCGGTTCATGATGACAATCCATGCTCTCTTGGCCGTCGCTGACGCCTATAAAATCGCTGCTTCGGTCGAGCATGACCGGACGGTTTCTCATCGCGTTTTTGAGGATAGCAAGAAGCTATCCGCTCTCCGGGGTGGGGCGGGGATAGACGTCCGCCGTTTCAACAATGCCATGGTTTGGTTTCTTGAGAACTGGCCTGAAGGTCACACGCCTCCGAAGGGTTTGCGTGAGCATGTGTCGGCCATCTCTCGCGACACCGCCGCCTAACCCTCTCTCTATGCCTAATACCGCTTCCATACATTCAAGTTGGGCGCGGCGAACTCGAACCCCAAGGAAAAGGCCTTTCCATGCAGCCTAAGATCGCCGCGCAGATGTTTGACAACCTCGTGACCCAAGCGGGTGGCAAGGAAGCCGCAGCGTCTGTCATTGCCTCTGCCGTTGGTCATTCGATCAGCATTGGCACTCTCACGAAGATCAAGAACGGGCAGCTAGAGGTTCCGCTTCTCTGGGCGTGGGCCCTTATGGATGCCACTCGAAATAACTGCTTCGACACCTACCGCGCGTCCTCCGTTCGTGATGGGGGAGAGACATGCCTCTACGCGCTTTCGGGTGAAGCCTCCGAAGAGGGTGGCCAGGCGGTGTGCGCCGGTATCCGCGCCGCGCAGTCTGGCGATGCGGGCGATTACGCAGCCGCAGTCGTGGAGGCGCGGGAGGCCTCGGCAAAATTCGATGAAATGGCCGTGCGCTTCGAGGCGCTGGCCGCTGGCGTCACCCCCATCAGAAAGGCCTGAGACATGGCTGATCCGGCACGCGGCGGCAGCGTGAAACTCGAAGGCGAAGATCTGGTCATCCGCATGCCGAAGGACCGAGCGCAGAGCTTGCGTGTCGCTCTCGCTGAGTGCCCCTGTAAGGCCACCAAATCAAACGCCACGCAGAACATCCGATCTGGGCTTTCCATGGCGATTGGACGGGCAATTTCTCCGAAGCCTGTACAGCGCGACCCACTGTACAAGACGGATGATTGATCAATGCTGGATGACCCTCTCACGGCCATTTACGCCAAGGTACAAGCGCAGCAGGAAGCCGAGGCGCGCAAGATTGCCGCAATCGCCGCGCACATCGGCCACAACGGAGGCCCGAGGATCGAAGCACCCTTCGGTATTGACGCCCCGTGGCTGCGCTATGCGGACGACGCGGAACTCTCGCGCCTCGCCACCCTTGAGCCACGCATCGAGCGCAAGAAGCTGATCCTCGCGGAGACTATCGCTGAGCGCACACGGATCATGAACCGCTGCATCCGCCGGATGCGTAGAGCCGCGGGGAAGGACTGATCATGGGCAAGAGAAGCAACTTCGATCGCATCCCGCGCGACTTCTATCCGACTCCACCAGAGGCCGTTGCGCCGCTTATTCCACATCTCAGGCATGGCGACATGTTCTGCGAGCCGTGCGCCGGGGATGGCGCGCTGATCCGTGCACTGGAGAGCCACGGGATGTCCTGCGCAAGCGCCACCGACATTGAACCGCGCGCAGCCGGGATTGTGCAACTGGACGCTCTCACGGACGACCTTGATTGCTTCCTCGGGTCTTGTGAATGGATCATCACCAACCCGCCGTGGGATCGGAAGGTCCTGCACCCCATGATCGAGCATTTCTCGCGATTGAGCCCGACATGGCTCCTGTTCGATGCGGATTGGGTTCACACACGGCAGGCCGCGCCATTCATGCCAATGCTGCGCAAGGTGGTCTCCGTAGGGCGAGTGAAGTGGATCAAGGACAGCCCACACACCGGTAAGGACAACTGCGCCTGGCACCTTTTCGACCAAGGAGGCTCTGGGCCGTGTGAGTTCTTTGGGAGGGCCGCATGAAATCCACCACCATCCGCCTCTCTTGGCCCCGCCGCGCCCTCTGGGACAATGAGAAGGCCAGTCACATGGTCAAGGCCGCAGCCAAGCGCACACAGCGCAAGGAGGCATGGGCGCTAGCCTTGGAAGCAAAGTGGCCGAGAGACCCAGCTGCGGTTCTCACGTTTCGTTTCTGCCCGCCTGATCGCCGCCGCCGCGACACCCACAATCTGCCAGCCACCATGAAGGCTGCCATCGATGGGATTGCCGACGCGATGAAGGTTGATGACGTGGGGTTTCGCTGCGTGTTCCCGACAGAGTTTGGCCCCGTCGAGAAGGGCGGGGCGGTTTATATCGAGATTGGAGGCCAGTCATGAGCATCCGCATCATGTCAGCCGTTTTCGAAAGCGAAACACTGGGAGCCACAGAGCGTCTCATCATGCTCGCACTCGCTGATCATGCTGACGACGAGGGCCGCTGCTATCCATCAATCACCCGCCTGTGCCAGCGCACAGGGCTCGGGGAGCGAGCGGTGCAGACGAACATCAGGAAACTCCAGGCGCAGGGCTATGTGGACATCATACCGGGGGCAGGGCGGAATGGGTCCAACCTCTATTTCGTCCGCCCAACACCGACGCCACCCCCCGCACCAGATGCACCCCCGCACGAAATGCACCCCGCACCAGATGCACCACCCCCCCGCACGAAATGCACCCCTACCCCCGCACCAGATGCACCCAAACCGTCAGTAACCATCATTGAACCGTCATTACCCCTTGTAGTTCCCCAGCGGGAAAAACCGAAAAAGCCAGACAAGGCACGGCTGCCCGAGGACTGGGCACCCAGTGACGAAGACCGAGCATACGCCCTTTCACTGAACTTGACCGACGCCGAAATTGAGGAGATCGCAGATGACTTTCATGCCTATTGGACAGACCGGACAGACGCTGGCGGAAGAAAGTCTCGACGCGGTTGGCGGCAAACGTGGCGCAACCGCTGTCGCGACGTCGCCCCAAAATTCATCCGAAATCGCCGGATGGCTGGCCAAGCATACACCGGCGGACATGGACAAGGCGGCGGTATCGCGGGCGCAGTCGCACGGCGTCAATTTGGAGGTTAGGTACGAGGGACGATACCCGACCGGAGCCAACGGCGAGTATCTCCCCAGCTACGAGGTCGCAGTTGGGTGCCACATCCACGGGACCACGGCTCAGCGCGAGGCCGCGATTGAAGATCTGAAGAAGTTTCAGACGCCCGCGCCTATTCCGCAGATTGAGCGCTGGCTGGCCGAGCTTTCGGTTCTCACAGCGGGGCGCGGCACTGACGGTATCGCGGCAGAACTTCAGCTCACCGCATACTCCTCACGCTTGGCGCAATACCCCGCTGATGTGGTCCGTCACGCGCTTTTGCGGCATTCGTGGAAGTGGTTCCCGTCGTGGGCCGAATTGGAGCGACTGTGTGAGGCTAAGGCCAGTCCTCGCCGCCACATGATCGCCGCCCTGTCTCAACCCGCGCCAGACCCGGAACCGAAGCGCCGTCCGCCAACAAACGAGGAACGCGCCCGCATTCAGGCCATGGTTGACGAGATGTTCCCGCGCCAGTCGAGGAAAGATCGCGAGGCTGCTGTAGATATCGCCCTGCGAGGCGATTGCATGATGGGTGACCCGTCATGAGCGCCCCCGAGACATGGCCCCAGATCCTTCGCCGCCACGAGCTGGAGAAGATGCGCGCGATCCACGCTCATATCGACAGCAGCCTTCCCAAGGCGGCGGCCAAGCTTGAAATGAGCCAGGCAGCACTTGGCTCGTACATCTATTCCCGTGGCCTTCGCTGGAACCGCGCTTCTCTGGAGGCGGCATATCCCGAACTAACATCTGAGGAGGTCGCTTGATGGCTGGATCGCTGAACAAAGTCTGTGAAACCTGCGGCCGCGAACTGCAGCGTCGAAAGAGGGACAGCCAGGCGCAGTGGGAAGATCGGGCCTTTTGCTCGGCGGCTTGCTCGAACGACGCAAAGAAGGATCGGCCGCCTCATCTCAGGTTTTGGGATAGCGTTTCCATCCATCCTACGAACGGGTGCTGGAACTGGGCGGGCACCAAGGATGATGCGGGCTATGGTCTTGTCAGTTTTCGGACCCGGAAAATCAGGGCCCATCGCCTGTCGTACGAAATGCGGTTTGGCCCGATCCCTGAGTGCGCCGTTATTTGCCACATCTGCGACAACCCGTCTTGCGTCAACCCCAACCACCTCTTTGCAGGAAGCCAGCGTGAGAACGCTCGCGACATGGCCCGCAAGGGGAGAATGAACCCAAAATCAGAGAAAAACTTGCGCCCTGGCGCTCCAGGCTTCCGCGGGGCAGGGCCGAAATCTGCAGGAGAAATTGCAAATGGCCGGTAGTCTGAACAAGGTCCAGTTGATTGGCAATTTGGGGGCGGATCCTTCTGTGCGCAGCTTCCAGAACGGAGGCAAGGTCTGCAACCTTCGCATCGCGACCTCTGAGACCTGGAAAGACCGCAACACGGGCGAGCGCCGCGAAAAGACCGAATGGCACTCCGTTGCGATCTTTAATGAAGGTCTGGTGCGTGTGGCCGAGCAATACCTGCGCAAAGGGTCAAAGGTTTATGTCGAAGGCCAGCTGCAAACCCGCAAGTGGCAGGACCAGAGCGGTCAGGACCGCTATTCAACCGAGATCGTGCTGCATGGCTTTGGCTCCACGCTGACCATGCTGGACGGTCGCAATGGCGATGGTCAGTCCCGCGATGACGGTGGCTACGGTGGTGGCTACGGCGGTGGATACGGCTCCGATGGAACTCAGGGCAGCGGATACGGCTCTGACAGTCAGAGCATCGATGACGACGAGGTGCCTTTCTGATGGCTATGAGAGGACGCCCGCTGAAAGACCGCATGCCCCCAGAGTTCTGGGAGCGCGTCGAGGTCGCCCTCGTTGTTGGTCAGGTCACGTTCACAGAGTGGTCAGGAAGCATCGGCAAGAGCTGTGCCGCAGTATCGAGCCTTCGCGCGCGTGGCACCAGACCACCTGATGAATACATAGACGCTCTCTGCGCTCTCACCGGATGCACGCGAGAGTTCCTGTTCAATCCGGAACCCGTAGACCTCAGCAAGTAGCCAAATGCAGGAGACAGGCAAAATGACGTGGTATCTGGGCAGAACGACCACCCGATTGATCGCACCCGAACCCGGCGCTGAGAAAGAGCGGGGAGAATTCGCAGTAGAGCGCCAGCTGCGCGCGTTGGGCATCGAGGCCCACGCCCCCCGCAGGATCGAGTTCAAGCGTGTCGGCAAGAAGCGCCACGCCGAACCGATCACAAGCGCGTATTTGCCGGGATACATCTTCGCGGAGATCCCCGCGTCCATGTTTACCCGCGCGATCCAGTGCCGTGGGTTGAGCGCTTCCCTCATGGCTGTGCCGGCGCAGGAGGTGTGCCGCCATGTGCAACCGTTCATCGCCAAGGTGAAATCAGAGAACGCTGATGCAGAACGGATCATCGAAAGCCGCGATCGCGCTGCTATGTGCCAGTTTCAGCCGGGGGAGGCGCTCGACGTTCTGGCTGGCCCCTTCGCTGAGCGACTGGTGAAGTTCACCCGAATGGTCGAGGCTGCACACGATTCATTCCCGATGATCGAGGCGCAGATCGAGATCCTCGGTCGGCTGACGCGCGTGAAGATTGATCCGCTGGATGTGCGAGCTGCCTCTTGATGCAATCCCAAGATGTGGTAGTATCTCCTCAAGGTCGCACCAGGATCGCTCCGGTCGGCCCGTCCACGCGCCCCCGGTTTCGGAACTGAGGAAAGGGCGCGTGCTGCTGCAATCCACACGCTTTAACCAGCTCTCGCGCCGCAGCATCTTTAGATCATAAAATCACCCCTTCGCATCCACACTCGCCACCGGTCAAAGCCTGCGGCGGTCTGATTACCTGGAGCATGGACATGGAACGTAAGTACCTTGATGCCCTCATGCCCTCGCGCGTTTTGCAGTCAAGGAGCCGAACGGCTGGCAAGATGACCCACGCCCGATGCGGATCGCAAATCTGGATGACGCTGTTCGCAAGGCCAAAAGCGCACAAAAGTGAACATCGCCCACCGGCTGGATACCGGAAAGGGCGCGGCTCATTTGCACAAATAGAACCAGTGTGCAGCGGGTTGATACTCGATCATGCGCGCCTTGGTTGAACTTTATCAATAAAAACACTCAGCAAGAGGCAGCGACCGCTCAAACCGGCGCTGATGAGCGATATGGCGAATAAAATAGAGGGCGAAAATAACCTCACGAACAAGGGTCGAGGCCGCCCCAAGGGAAGCCAGAATAAGACCACTGCGACAGCAAAGGCGATCATTGAGGACGCTGCTGAACGTCTTGGTGGCGCTGATCGCCTGGTCGCATGGGCGCAAGAGGCACCGGAAAACGAGCGCGCGTTTTGGGCCACGATCTACCCGAAGCTTCTCCCCCTGCAGGTCAATGCCAAAGTTGCCACCACAGTGATCCGCAAGACTGTCTACGAGGCCAAGCCTGACTGAGGTTGAGCTGGAGTTCCGAGTCCGGTGGTATCAGCAGAACTTTCACCGCGCGCTTGTCGAACGAACACACGACCGCCTCATGGCAATCTGGCACCGGCGGGCGGGCAAGGATGAGATTGTCCTGAACGCCATGTCTGAGCTGGCCGAGAAAGAGGTCGGCACGTACTGGCACTGCTTCCCGGAGTTCAAGCAGGCGCGCAAGGCGATCTGGAACGGGATCAACCCGCGCACGGGGCAACGCCGGATCTTCGACGCATTTCACCCCGCCACCATCGTCCGCATGCAGGACGATGACATGTTCATCGAACTGACGAGCGGGTCAACGTTCCAACTGATCGGCTCTGACAGATACGATGCCACGGTCGGCTCCGGTCCTCGTGGCATTGCTTATTCGGAATGGGCGCTGAGCAACCCCAGCGCCTGGGCCTATCATTCCCCGATGATCCGAGAGACTGGGGGATGGGCGGCATTCATCACCACGCCGCGCGGCAATAACCACGCAAAGACGATGTACGACAGCGCTGTGAGTAACCCTCGCTGGTTTTCGGAGCTACTGTCCATCGAGGAGACCGGCGCGCTGTCTCAGGCTGACCTCGAAGAGGCGCTGCGCGAGTATCAGGATCTGCACGGCGTAGAGCTTGGCCGTTCCTTCTTCGATCAGGAGTACAATTGCAGCTTTGCGGGCGCTATGGTTGGCGCCTACTTCGGCGCCGAGATGGCACGGGCAGAGCGCCAAGGCCGCATGATGCCGGTTCCAATTGACCCGAGCCGCCCGGTTCACACGGTCTGGGATCTTGGCAAGGCGATCAACAACCCGATCTGGTGTTTCCAGGTCTACGCCGGTCGCCCGCTGATCGTGGATTTCTACATCCCAGAGACGGACGATCTCGAAGACTGGTGCGCGTGGCTCAATGATCGGGGCTATCACGGAAATGACTACGTGCCGCACGACGCGGCCAACACGGAATGGGGCACCAGCAAGACCCGGATCGAGAGGCTGGTCGCGAATGGCCGCAAGCCGATCCGGATTGCCAAGGTCTCGGTTGCAGATGGCTTGCAGGCGGGCCGGGGCGCAATCAATCAGGCGATTTTCCACAGGGCCGACGACGAGCGCGGCCAGCGTGTCGCCCACGGCGTGGAGGGGCTGAAATCCTACCGCCGCGAGTGGGACGACGCACTCAAGACCTTCCGCGAGAACCCGGTCAAGGATTGGGCCGAGCATATCGGTTCCGCGTGGCGATACATGGGCCTCTCGTGGCGCATGCCGCCTGAGGTTCTGCGGGAGCCGCCGAAACCCAAGCCGCAGCCGGGGCAGGTGGAGATTTCACCGCCGGATCTCAACACGAACTCCAAGCGCACGAGGCTGTAAATGGACGCAGAAGAGCAGCAAGCAGACGCGCCGCGCCTCTCCAAGCCGTGGCTTGACGCCATCGCAGACGCCGAGAAGGCCTTTCAGGTCTGGCAGGAGAAGTGCGACAGCATCGACAAGCTCTATGCCAAGCTCAGCGACATGTCCGAGGCGAGCGGCGACCGTGAGTTTCAGATCTTCTGGGCAAACATCGAGATCATGCGACCCTCGGTATATCAGCGCGCACCACAGCCCGTTGTCATGCCGCGGCACAGCGACACCGGGGAAGTACCACGCAAGGCTTCCGAGCTGATTGAGCGCGCGCTGGAGTTCGACGTTGAGGACGACGACCTGCACGAAACTCTGCTTCTGGTGCGTGATGATCTGTGCCTGTCAGCCCGTGGTGTCCCGTGGGTTCTGGACAATGGGCGGTGCATGCACGTGGATCGCCGCGATTTCGTCCATGAACCAGCGCGGAAGTGGAAGGAGGTCGGCTGGGTCGCCCGCCGGTCCTATCTCAGCCTCGAACAGGGCGTGAAGCGCTTCGGAGACATATTCCGCGAGGCCAAGCGTGAGGAGATTGGAAACGAGCGCGATGATGACTATCAGTCCAGCGGCCGCAAGGCGCAGGTCTGGGAAATCTGGTCCAAGACAGAGCGCAAGGTCGTATGGGTGACAGAGGGTGTCGATCAGGTTCTTGACGATCAGGAGCCGATGTTCGACGTGAAAGGCTTCTTCCCCTGTCCGAAGCCAGCCTATGCGACGGTGGAGCGGGGAACGCTCAAGCCGGTGCCGGATTTTGTCTACTACCGCGATCAGGTTGACGAGATCAACGAGCTGACCGCGCGCATCAGCGACCTGTCGGAGAGTTTGCGCCTCAAGGGCTTCTATGCGTCCGGCACATCGGAGCTGGGCGAGGCCATTGAAGCGGCCATGAAGCAGACCGACAACAAGGCGATCCTTGTCCCGGTATCGGCGGCATCGGCCCTAGGCGGCAAGGCGATGCGAGACGCCATCGTGTGGCTGCCAGTTCAGGAGGTCGCCGGTGTCATTCAGGCCTGCATCGAGCTGCGCAAGCAGCTGATAGACGACGTCTACGAAATCACCGGCCTGAGCGACATCATGCGCGGCGTGACGCAGGCGCAGGAGACATTGGGGGCGCAGAACCTCAAAGCACAGTTCGGCAGCGTGCGGGTGCGGGAAAAGCAGGCGGAAATGGTGCGCATCGCGCTCGACGTGCTGCGGATCAAGGCCGAAATCATGGCCGAGCAATTCCCGATTGCTGACCTGATGGATATGGCCGGCATGCAGCTGCCCAACCATCAGCAATTGGAGCAGATGAAAGCGCAGGCGCAACAGACTGGTGAGGTGATGCCCGTCACTGTGTCCGCCGAGCAGGTCGACCAGTTGCTCAAATCGCAGCGGCTCCGCCCGTTTGCGATGGAGGTCGAGACAGACAGCACGATCGCGCCAAACGAGGCGGCAGAAAAACAGAGCCGCACTGAGTTCCTGACCGCAGTCGGCGGGTTCATCCAGCAGGCAGGAAGCATGGTCGAGGCCCAGCCAGAGTCGGCGCCATTCATGGGTGAGTTGCTGAAGTTCGGCGCAGGTGCATTCCGGGCCGGTCGAGACCTCGGCGGTGAGATCGATCAGTTCGTTGACCAGGTGAAGAAGAGGGCATCGCAGGCCGGTCAGAACCAGAAGCCAAGCCCGGAAGAGATGAAGATGCAGGCCGAGGCGCAGAAGCTCCAAGCCGAAATGCAGGTGAAGGCGCAAGATGCCCAGATCAAGCAGGGAGAATTGCAGCTGAAGAGCCGCGAGCTTGCGCTGAAGGAGGCCGAGGCGCAGGCGCGGATCCAGGCCGGTCGGTATCAGGCCGATCTGAATGCAGCCCTCAAGGCACAGGATCAGCGGATCAAGTTGCAGGAACTCGGCATCAAGCAGGATGAGCAGAGCCTGAAAGAGGCGCAGGCGGAAATCGACGCCATGATGAAGGTGGCAGAGGTGCAGATCGAACGGGAGCAGGAGCGCCCGGTGGGGATTGGCGATGGCTAAACCAGTTGTTCCAGTATCAGAGGGCGGAAAGCCCGTTGTTGTCGTCACAGAGGGTGGCGTCCCGGTGACGCAGGTCTCCGAGGGCGGCCAGCCCGTCACTGTGGTTTCCACAGGTGGTCAGCCGATGGTTTTTGTCGGGGGATATACCCCATGACTGATCTGACCTTTGGAAAGAAGCTTGACCGAGTCACCGGCACTTGGCTGGAGGCCGCAGAGTTTGAGCGTCGAAAGGCGGAATACGAGGAGCGGGCGTTTCAGAGACAGGCCAGCCAGGGTGAGCTTTGCGCTCCGATGGTCATTTCGGATTGCCAGCCCCACCTGCAAAGCCAGACCAACGGCAAGTTCTACGACAGCAAATCCGAGCTTCGGAAGGAGTACCGGCGCGCGGGTGTGATCGAGGTTGGCAACGATGTGCCGACCAAGCGCGCCACGCCAAGCCGGGATGAGCGCGAACAGCGCAAAAAGGCGCGCCGGGCCAGCGTGGGCAAGGCGCTTTCTCAAGCGGGGTTTGGCGCCCCGTAAACGCGACCTCTCAGACAGGTGACCTATGAATGATTTCGCAGAACCCGCTCCGGCGGAACAATCCCCTGTACCCGAAGCCCCGGTTCAAGACAGCGCGCCGCAGGTGGAAGGGAAGCAGGATGACCAGACCAACGATGAACCGAAAGAGCAGCCCCGCCGCAGCCGTCGTGAGGCTCTGGAAAAGGCGTTCGCAGATCTGGACCAGCCGGAGCCGGGGAAAGAACCCGCGAACAGGGCGGTAGCGAAGGACGACAAGGCCAAGGCCGGTCAAAACGGCGAGCCCGCCACGCAAGCGCAACCTGAGCGCGGCCCGGATGGGAAGTTCGTCAGCAAGGAGCAGGCGGCCCCGGCTGCGGACCCCAAGAAAGCAGAAGCGCAGGCGGACGGGAAGTCCGACGCGGCAAAGCCGGACAAGGCAGCCGGGACCGGGCACGACGAGGCCCCCGCGCGTTTCTCTGCTGATGCAAAGGCGGCGTGGAAAGAAGCCCCGGAGCCTATCCGCGCCGAGGCTCATCGCGCAATCCGCGAGATGGAGCAGGGGATTGCGGAATACAAGTCCCGCGTAGAGCCGCTGGAGCCGTTCTATCAGATGGCCCGGACCCACGGTGTGAAGCTTGAAGACGCCCTTGGCCGCTACGTGAACCTTGAGAACATGCTGCGCCAAGACCCCGTGCGCGGGTTTCAGGAGATTGCCAGCAACATGGGCATGTCTCCCCAGCAAGTAGCGCAGATGCTGCAAGGCGGGCAGCCGGGACAGGCAGACCCCCGCGACCAGCAGATCATGTCTCTGCGGCAGGAGTTGCAGCAGCTCAAGCAGGGCTTCGGCCAGATCAATCAGGGCATGCAGGACCAGCGGCAATCCGCAGTCCTGAACCAGATCGAACAGTTCGCAGCGCAGAACCCGCGCTTTGATGAACTGTCCAACAGCATTGCGGAAATGCTGCAAACCGGCTTCGCCAAGGATTTGCAAGACGCATATGACAAGGCCGACCGGCTGAACCCGGCACCGGCCCCGGATCCACAACCGGATCCAACCCCGGCCCCGGCTCAAACCCGGGAGCCCAAATCAGTGACAGGCGCCCCCTCGGCTGGCTCAAACCCGGCACAGCGGAAGCCGTCAACGAACCGAACTGAGGCCCTGAAGCGCGCATTTGATGCGGCTGGCCTCTAAACTCAACCAGATGGAGATGAGCAAATGGCTCTGAATACCAACGAGCGCTTGCAAGAAGCGCTGTCGCTGGCCATCGAGGATCGTTCGACGGGATACCAAGACCTTGTGTCGAACGCGAACGTCCTCCTGGCCATCATGAAGGACAAGGGGATGTGGAAGACCTTCGAGGGTCCGACCATCCGCGAGCGCCTGCTCTACAACGAGTCGGGCACTTACACGCGCTATTCGGGCTATCAGTTCCTGAACCCGAAGCCCGCTGAGCTGGTCAACGACGCCGAGTTCACGCCCAAAATGGCCGCAGTCTCGGTTGTCCTGTCCATGGAGGACATCCTCCAGAACAACGGCTCCACCGCGCAGCTCATGAATATCATGGACCTGCACCTGGAGGCGGCGGAAACCGAGCTGGAAGATCGCTTTGTCGAGGATCTTCATAGCGATGGCACCGCAGATGGCGGGCGTCAGATCGGCGGCCTGCAACTTGCACTGCCGACCGACCCGACCACCGGCACCTATGGCGGGATCAGTCGCGCCAACAACGCGATCTGGCGCACCACCGCCTATGATGTGTCGTCGGCGTCCTGGGATCAGACCTCGGCCACCAGCGTGACCAGCGCGTCGGTCAAACCGATCTTCAATCAGATCGTGATCGAGCGCAGCCGTGGGCGCACCGGCCCGGACCTGATCTTGTCCTCGCAGGAGCACTACGGCGCCTATATGGCGGCCACCGAGTCGATCCAGCGGATCACCGATGGTGGAAAGGTCGCCAAGCTGGGCTTCCCGTCGCTCAAGTTCTACGGCGCGGGCAAGTCCATGGATATCGTCCTGGAAGGCGGCATCGGTTCCGCGATGCCTTCGGACGTGTCCTATTTCCTCGCAACCGACCATCTGCGTTTCCGCTACCACAAGGATCGGAACTTCTCGAAGTTCGGCGGCAAGCAGACCCCGGTCAACCAAGACGCCGTGGTGCAGCACATCGGGTTCTACGGCGAACTGACGCTGTGCAACCCGCTGCACATGGCCAAGCTGTACTAAGGAGGGCTGACCCATGACCATTGGACAAAACGCAATCGGGGTGGATATCACAACCGCCCTTTCCCTCGGCACTGCCGTCAACGTCTTCCCTGAATGGGAACTTGGCACCCGCGTCCATGGCGAGGGTGGTCGGGAGTACATCTATGTGCAGGCGAATGGTGCGATCAGCGCAAACGATGTGGTGATCATCGATGAGAACTTCCAGGCGGATCAGATCGACACCACCAATTCGGCCGGCGCAGTCGGCGACAAAGCGGGCGTTGCCCCCGTCGCCTTCGCGGACAACGATTATGGCTGGATCCAGATCTATGGCGCCTGCACCATCAACGTGGCGACTTCGTGCGCAGCGAACACCAAGCTGAACACGACCGCTACCGGAGGCCGCGTGGATGACGACGCGACCGCGGGCGCAGAAACTATCCTGGGCTTGGTGACCACCGCGGCGGAGGCCAGCAACACCGCTGCCGGGATGCTTAACTATCCCATGATCGACGCAACGCTCTAACGCCAACGGGGCGGGCCTCCGGGCCCGTCGCCACCCTGCACATCCTTCAGAAGGAATTCCACCATGGACCCGAACCAGAACCCAGACCTCCAGCTTGGCGTCGAATTTTTCCTGCATGCTGTACTCAACCCCCGGAAATCCAAGGAAGCGAAGCGTCCGGTCTACGATGACAAGGAATATGTCCGCATCCGGTTTCCGGCGGACAACAAGCGCGAGCTGGTCGCCAACGCCCACGAGAAGCACTACAACCCGCACGCCAAGGAACAGATGACCTATGCGGAGCGATTCCAGCCGGTTTATGAGGCCTTCAAGCGCGATGCTGGCACCGAGGCTGTCCATGGAACCCCGCTGGCCGAAGTGACCTTCCTGACGCAGGCCAAGCGGTCCGAGCTGATTGCTCAGAACGTCAAGACGGTCGAGCAACTCGCGGGCCTTCCCGATGCGGTCATCAAGAAGCTGGGCATGGGCGCGCGCGATATGGTCGAGTCCGCCAAGAGCTACCTTCAGACCGCCAGTCAGCAGGCTGACACCGCAGCGCTGCACGCGCGGATTGCCGAGCTGGAGGCCCAGATGGCCGCCGAACCGGTGCCCCACGAAACGGCCACCGATGATGGTTTTGCCGATTTCACCGATGATGATCTCAAGAACATGATCCGTGACGCCGGACGGAGTGTTCCGAGCGGACCGACCAACCGGGCGAAGCTGGTGGTCACGCTGCAAGAGATTGCGGCGGCCAAAGAGAACGAGGCGGCCTAAGCCATGACGCGAACGGTTTTGCAGATCGTGCAGGACGCCTGCACCAAGATCGGCATCGAGCAGGTGACGGAGCTGTTCAGCAGCACCGAGCGCACTCACGTCGAGTTGCGCCAAGCGCTGATCGAAGCCGCTGACAAGATCGTTCGCGCCCATGACTGGCAGGCCTTGAAGACCCTCGTCAACCATACCGGTGACGGGACCACCACCGAGTTCGCCAAGGCCTCGGACTTCCTGCGGATGCCCAAGGATGGGCAGATCTGGTCGACCAAGTGGGAGGCCCCGCTGGAGCATATCGACCCAGAGACCTGGCTGAATCTCGATATCCGCGAGTTCGACTTGGTTTATGGCACATGGACCCTCTTCGGAGACAATTTCGTCTATAAGCCCGCGCTGGCCAGCGATGAGACCGCACGGTTCTTCTATGTCAGCCGCAACAAGTGCGCGGATAGCCTTGGCACGGCCAAAGAGACCTTCACCGCCGATGATGACACATTTCGCCTCGATGATCGGGTGCTGGAGTTGGTGTTCATCTGGACGTGGCGGCAACAGAAGCAGCTGGACTATGCCGAGGACATGGCCACGGCAGAAATCGCCCTAAGCCGTGCCATCAGCGACGATAAGGGCGCGCGCATCCTCGTGCAGGCCTCGCGACCCAACTATCGCGCCAAGACCGCCTATCCGTGGAAGATCACCCCGTGAGACGTCCCGTTAAGCGCTCACAGGGGCAGCCTGTCCCGTTCCCGGCACCGGTGCGCGGCCTGATCGAGAACCAACCTACCGTTGCGGCCGATCCTTTGGGCGCGGAGTGGCTTGAGGGATGGGTGCCGACCGAGCGCGGTGCGCGAGTGCGCGGCGGGCGGACGCGGGCGGCTTATGTCACCGACGCGGTGAAGACTCTGCACCCCTACATCGACTCCATCGCGCCTGAGTTCTTCGCCGCAACCGCCGATGCGATCTATAACATCAGCAGCTTGAACCCCACCACGGCTCCCGCTCCCATTGGTAGTGGTTACACCTCGGGCGATTGGTCATCGCAGCAGATTGGCACCTCTGGCGGGGACTTCCTGTTCTTTTGCAATGGCGAGGATTTCACCCAGATCTACGACGGGGGCGATCTGAACCCGATTGCGGATGAAGCGATCAGTGATTTGGCATATGACGCTCTGACTGCAGATTTCGAGGTTGGCGAGACAGTCACGGATGGCACGGCTTCGGCCACCATCTTCGGCGTGGTGCGCACCAGCGCCACGACCGGTACTCTAAAAATCGGCACCGTCACCGGCGGCCCTTTCACGGACAATGCGACCATCACTAGCGCCAGCGGCTCGGCCGATGCGGACGGAGCGGAGAGCAGCGCCTCAGTCTTCACCATTACGGGCGTGGACACCGACACCCTGTCGCATCCATGGCTTTATCAGAACCGCATGTTCTTCATCCAGAAGGACACCCTCAAGGCGTGGTATCTCCCGGCGGGGTCTGTGGGTGGCGCAGCGCTTGATATCAACCTCGCTGGCGTGTTTCGCCGTGGTGGTTCGTTGCTGTTCGGGGCAACGTGGGCCACCGACAGCGGCGCAGTTCTGGATGACAAATGCGTCTTCATCAGTACCGAGGGCGAGGTTGCCATCTATTCCGGAACTGATCCATCCAGCATCAACACCTGGGGCCTGCAGGGTCGGTATGATATCGGCAAGCCCATCGGAAAGCGCGGGTCTGTCAATATCGGCGGCGATCTCCTGATTGCCACGGATGACGGGATTGTTCCGCTGTCGGCCGCGATCACCAAAGACCCGGCGGAGCTGACACTTGCTGCGGCGACTAGGAATATCAAGACGACTTGGGCGCGGACCTCGCGGACCTACGGCGCGAACGTCGAGCTGCTGAAATGGACGGACCAAAGCTTGCTTTTGGCGCTGTTCCCCGGGGCCAGCCGGTTGTTCACGGCAAACGTGCTGACCGGCGCGTGGGGAACGCAGGTCGGCTGGTCTGGCGATTGCATAGGAGCCTATCTCGGCAGCGTCTATGTCGGTCGAAGCGACGGGCGGATCTACAAGATTGACGACAGCGGCGCCGATGATGGCGCGGTCTTTCTTGCGCAGGCGTGTTGGCCGTTTTCAGACCTCGGTGATGCCTCGGCCTACAAGGTAGCGAGCATGGCGCGGGCCAGCTGGTTCGCTGTCGGAAGTTTCGCATATCAGCTGAGCGTTGCAACGGATTATCAAGTGCGCTTTCCCACGGCGCCGAATGCCATGTCCGACACCGGCAGCGTTCTGGTTTGGGATAGCGGTAACTGGGACGAGGTTGTCTGGGGCAGCGATCAGGACTCCGAGCGATTGGGCCGGGTGGACCTGTGGCGCTCTGTGACTGGTCAGGGCTATGCCATGGCGCCCATGGTTCAAGTCGCGTCATCTGGCCCGGTACGTATCGAGGCCGAGCTGATCTCGGTCGATCTTCTTCTGAGCGGCGGGGGGAAGGCGGCTTGAAGCTGGTTTGGGGTGGCGAGGACCTTGTGGTTCCTTTCGTGGCCAAGCAGATAGGTATCAACCGCGGCTTTGGACCCTGCAAGACTGGCGCGGTGTTGACCAAGGATGGCCGTTTGGCCGCCGGTCTGGTGTTTCACAACTGGAGCCCCGAGGCTGCTGTGATCGAGGTATCTGCCGCAGCAATCAACCCGGCTTGGGCACAGCGATCGGTCCTGCAAGAGGCCTTTGGATACGTCTTTGGTGGCGCCGGTTGCCAAATGGCCGTGGCGCGCTGTGTCGAGAGCAACCACAGCGTTCGGCGCTTGTGGAAAGCCTTTGGCGCCACCGAGTTCATCATTCCCCGTCTGCGCGGACGCCATGAGGCCGAGTGCATTCAATCCCTAACAGATGATGCGTGGATCGCGTCAAGACTTGCGAGGTAAATCATGGGCAAAGGTTCAGCACCGACTCCGCCAGATCCGCGAGAAACAGCCGGGGCTCAGACCGCGACCAACGTTGCAACCGCGATCGCCAACTCTTCGCTCAGCAACGTCAACCAAGTCACCCCTTATGGTAGCTTGACCTTCGAGCAGACTATTGACCCGTCATATATCCGATCTGGCCGGGCGCATGGCCTGAATGCAAACCGTTTCTACCTTGGGGATGATCCGCAAGGGAATGGCTTTCGAAGCAGAGAAGCGGCAGAGCGTTACATTCGGAGAAACAACGTCGAAGACGCCTACCGGACGACGACATTTACCGATCCGAACTCTGGCGAGGTCTATGAGATCCCGCAGTATACTGCGGTTCAAACCCTGTCGCCGGATCAGCAAACGATCTTGGACAACACGAACCAAGCGGGCATCCACACCAGCGAGCTTGCGGCGAACAGTGCTCAGAGTCTGCTCGATCACATGGGCACCGAACTTTCCTTTGACGAACTGCCGGAAGGGGGGTCAGCCGCGGACATCCGCAACCGAAATGAAAACCTCCACATTGTAAACCGGCGCGATTTGCAGCGGGCAAATGGAGACATTGCCAACTCCGGCAGCATTCAAGGATCGGTTCCCGGTCAGTCTTTCCAAACCGGATTTGGTGGCGCGGGGGAAATCACCCGAAGCTATGGCACGGACTTCTCGGAAGATCGACGCCGGGTTGAAGAAGCGCTTATGTCGCGCATGAACCCGCAGCTGCAGCAGGATCGTGAATCCCTGCGTACCTCGCTCCTTAATCAGGGCATTCGCGAGGGCTCCGAGGCCTATGACCGGGCCATGAACCGCTTTGGAGAGCAATCCAATGACGCGCGGATGCAGGCCATCTTGGCGGGCGGGCAGGAACAGTCCCGAATGGCGGGTCTGGAAGCGCAACGGGCCGGGTTTGAAAACTCGGCGCAGCAGCAGATGTTTGGGCAGCTTCAGTCTCGCGGTGATTTCGCGAACGACGCGCGCGCCCTGCAGTTCAACAGCGATCTTGCCGGGATGCAGGCGGCAAATGCAGCCCAGCAACAGCGGTTTGGGCAGAATGCAACGCGGACACAGCTTGGAAACGACGCAGCAGCACAAAATAACGCAACTCGGTTTCAGCAGCAGGCTTTCGCCAATGACGTGCGCAACAACCGGCTGCAGAACGACCTCGCCCTGGCGGCTCGGGCGGATCAGGACCGGGCCATTGCGCGGGATGAGACCTTGGCGCTGCGCAATCAGCCCATCAACGAAATCGGGGCGCTTCTTGGCACTGGTCAGGTGACACAGCCCTCGTTCACCCAAACACAGATGCCGCAGATCCCGACCACGGACGTCGCGGGGCTGACGATGGCAAACTACAACCAACAGCTTGGCGCATACAACTCAAGGCAAGCGGGTCTCGGTGGTTTGCTAGGGGCAGGCGCAACGCTTCTCGGCGCCCCGGCTGGTAGCGTCTTCGGGGGGTTCTTTGCATGACATACATTTTCGGGGGCGATACCGGCCTCACCTATGATCAGGTCCAGCAGCGCCGTAAGATCGCGGAGCAGATGCGGGGCAGCATCGGTGCGCCCAAGAATGTGGGTGAGGGGATTCAAGCCATTGCCAAGGCGCTCGTGGCCCGTGGCGCTGATCGTCAAGCATCTCAGGCAGACCAGCGCCTGTCATCCGAGGCGGACTCGCTCTATGGGTCGATCCTCTCAGGTGGCAACCCGGCACCTATGGGGCAAAGAGAGGCGATGGCGGCCTATGGCGGACCGACGAGCGACGCAGCCAGCGCCGTGAACGCGGGGGAGATCCGGCAAGGCCTGATTGATCGCGGTCTTCCTGCGCACATCGCTGATGGATTCGTGATGAACTTTCAGGACGAAAGCGGCCTGAACCCGGGTATCAACGAGATTGCGCCAACCGTACCGGGATCGCGCGGCGGGTTTGGGTTGGCCCAGTGGACCGGCCCGCGCCGCAGGGAGCTGGAGGCTTTCGCGCAGAGCCAAGGCAAGCCGGTCAGCGATACCGACCTGCAATTGGATTTCCTGATGAGTGAGCTGCAGGGGAGCGAAAGAGGTGCGGCCAAGGCGATCCTCGCGTCTCAGGACGCACCGAGCGCCGCAGCTGCTATCGTGAACCACTTCCTGCGCCCGGCAGAGCAGCACCGCGCCCGCCGCGTGGCGGAATACACTGGCGGGGGCGGAGGTGGCGGGCCAAACGCCAGCATCCAGCAGATCGCGCAGGCCCTCGGCAATCCCTACATTCAGCGCGATCCGGCACGGGTGGCCGTGCTCGAAGCCCTGATGCAGCGCCAGATGCAGGCCAGTGACCCGATGCGTCAGCTGCAAATGCAGAAGATGCAAATGGAGCTGTCCCAGATGCAGAACCCGCAGATCACGCCCTATCAGCAGGCGCAGCTTGATCTGCAACGGCAAAAGCTTGAGGCGCCCGACCTGACAGCTGACCAGAAGGATTATCAGTTTTACACCCAGCAAGAGCAGGCGGCGGGTCGTGAGCCGCTATCTTTCAACGAGTGGAATTTGCAGAGCCGCCGCGCTGGGGCTACGAATGTCACGGTGGGAGGTGCTGGCCCTGAGCTGGGCAAGCTCAGCACGGACTATGGGTATGTCTTGGACCCGGAGACTGGTCAGCCGAAGGTCGACCCGCAGACAGGCTTGCCGACCGCAGCGCCTGTTCCGGGGTCTCCGGCTGCGCAGGACTTGCAGGCAGCAGCGGCGGCCAAGTCAGAGCTTGAGGCGCAGACCAGCCGTGCGGCAAACATCGTCATGCAGGACATTGATCTTGCACTGGAGCAGTCCGGGGGCTTCGGAACAACCGGGGTGATCGGATCTGTCGCCAGCAACATCGGTGGCACCGAGGCGCATGATCTGGAGAACACCCTACGGACCATCCAAGCGAATATCGGGTTTGATCGCCTGCAGCAGATGCGCGAGGCGAGCCCGACCGGCGGTGCGCTCGGTGCGGTATCAGAGCGCGAGCTGACTGAGCTGCAAGCCGTTCTTGGCAGCATCAAGCAGTCTCAGAGCAAAGACCAGCTGCAGCGCAACCTCAACCGGCTCAAAGGCGTCTACGGCGCTATTCTGGCCAAGGCTAATGCCTATCCCAACGCGGATCAGTTCGGTTTTGGCGGCGCGGTCGAAGGTGCGTCAGATGTGTCGGGGGCAGCGCCCGCTGCCCCAGCTATGACGCAGGAGAGCTTCATGTCTGATCCGGGTGTGATCGAGGCTGCGCGAAGCGCTGGTGTCACGCCGCAGGAAATGTGGGAAATCTACCAGGAGGGTCGTCAATGACGGACTTCAACGCGCTGGCGTTGGCCGCTGCTGCCCGCAAGAGGCGGCAGGCGCAAGCGCCGCAGACACCCGAGGGCATGTTCTTCAATCCTGAAACCGGGCAATATACTTCTCGCGAGTTGCTTGCGAGTCAGTTCGAGCCACAGCGTGGCGGAGCTTTTGTACGTGGCGGGGCGACGGGCGCGAGCTTTGGCCTGCTGGATGAGATTGCGGGAGGCCTCGGGTACCTCTCAGGTGGAGAAGACCTCGGCACCTTCAAGCGCGAAAAGGCCCGAGCGATGATGGAGGCCGATGAACGCGACTTTCCCGGCACTGCGCTGGCCGGTCAGGTCACCGGCGCTCTTGCCCCTGCGGCGGCCTCTGCGCCCTTGGCAATGGGCAAGGGCCTCATCGGCACCATTGGCCGCGGTATTGGCATCGGCGCCACCGAAGGGGCCATGCATGGCGCTGGCGGCGGTGAGGGTGTCGAGGATCGCGTCAATCAGGCGGCATGGGGGGCCGGCGTCGGCGGTGTTGTGGGAGGTGCAGCTCCATTGGCTATCGCTGGGGTGAAGTCGGTGGCCGATCCGATTGTCGGCGCGATCATGCGGCGTCCGAGCCAGCCCAAGGTTTATCGCGCGATTGCTGATGCGCTGATGAAGAGCGGCAAGACCGCTGATGGTGTTGCCAAGGAGCTGTCAGAGGCTTCGCTTGAGGGGCAGGGCGAGTTTCGCCTCATGGATGCCTTGGGCCAGGCTGGGCAGCGTCGCGCCTCCGGCGTGGTGCGATCCGGTGGCGAGGGGGCCGAGGAATTGGCCGACTTCCTGCAACGGCGCCAGATGGGCCAGCCCGAGCGCGTTTCGGGGTTTGTCGAAGAGGCTTTCGGCCTCCCCGCTCAGCCCCGTCAGGCATCAGGCACGGCTGTTTCGATCCCAGGTCAGGCCAGCCCCGATCAGCCGGCGGACGTTTTGTCTCGCCGCATCCAATCGGCCAGCCAATTGACCGACGACTTGACCAAGGCGCGTGGCGAGGCTGCAAATATGGCCTATGACGCGGCACGCGGCAACGCGGCCCCGGTGGACGTGCGCGGTGCGCTGTCTGTGATCGACAACCGTATCGGCGGGATGCAGGGCAGTGGAGTGGCGGGTGATGGTATCGACAGCAAGTTACTGTCCTATCGAAACCGCCTCGCTGCGCCCGAGTCTGCGCTGGAGGAAGGTGTCAGCGCACGAGAGTTGAGCGACTTCGACCGGGTGCTGGGCCTCAAGCAGACCGTTCAGGATGACATCGGCGCGGCGGTTCGGGCAGGCAGGAACAACGAGGCGCGCGAGTTGGGAAAACTGGTGCGTGAGCTGGACCAAGCGCTTGAGGCGGCCAGCCCATCCTATCGGGCTGCAAATGATCAGTTCCGTAGTGCGAGTGGTGTGATCGAGGCGGTGGGCGAGGGCGCCAACATGTCCCGCCCCGGAATGCGTGCCACCGACAGCGTGGCGCAGTTCTCCGGCATGACCCCGGATCAGCAGGCGGCGGCGCGGGCCGGGTATGCAGATCGGGTGCTTTCTCAGATTGAGGCATCTGCGGCACCGACAACAAACCGGGCCAAGCCCTTGCAGAGCCCAAAGCGCACCGCCGAGGCGCAATCCATGACCCTTGACCCGGAACTGTACGCACGGCGTCTGGCGCGCGAGAATTCCATGTGGGAAACGCAAAATCGCGCCCTCGGCGGATCGCGGACAGCTGATAATCTTGCAGACGTGGACGGGATTGGAAGCGCCACCAGTGGCGTGATGGACGTCGCCCGCAGCTTGGGGAACCTGAATTTGGGTGATGCAGTGGCGAAGGCTGGCGCCGCACTGGGGCCGATCATGAGGGGCGAGAACGACGCGACCCGCCGGGCGATTGCCGAAGCCCTTATGTCATCAGATGCCCAAGCCACTTTGGCGCCAGCCGTGCGAAAGGTGATGGGTGATAACCTGCGGGAAAGCATCGCAGCAGCGCTGATGCGTCAACCGGGGCGGGAGCGCCTATTGGACCTCGGCGCGCGCTAGTGCGGCATGAAGAAGAAACCAGCGAAGGCAAACGCGAATGGAACAAGGCCAACGAAATACACCCAGGGCGGCAATCCCTCGTGGCTACCCGTTAGTCTTTCCTGACGATTGATCCGCCAGCATACATAGATGAAAAGAACGGTCAGGCCGTTGCCCAGCATCACCGCTGTCACGATCTGCAGGAAAAAGATCCAGTCCATGCAGCGAATTTAACCATGGTCATCGCGTGAAGCAATGGCCCATCCCCGCTTCGGCGGGGTTTGTCGCGTTCACCAATCACGAAGAGCAGGAGTTGCAAAAATGCCACGGAACGGAAGCGGTGTATACAGCTTGCCAGCAGGCTATGCGGCCACGAGCGGCAACAGCGCCACGGCGAGCCAGCACAACCAACCGCTGGAAGACCTCGAAAGCGATATGAACACGGCGCGTCCGATCTCGACGGGCGGTACGGGAGCGACTACTGCGGTGGCGGCGCGGGCTGCGCTTGGGGTGGAAATCGGCAGCGACGTGCAGGCATTTTCTGCTGCCCTGACAGATCTCGCGGATGCTGGAGAGGTCAGCGCGGCTGGTAAGTTCCTGTTGTCGTCGGCAGCGGGGGATTGGGACTATGAAGATCTGGTCGGCACCGTCTCACAGTCTGGAGGTGTCCCGACAGGAGCGCTCTTTGAGCGGGGCGTTAATGCGAATGGCGAGTATATACGTATCGCGAACGGGACACAGATCTGCATCTCCAATGTGTTCACTGCCGATGCCACCACGCCAGTGGGCGCTTTGTATAAATGGGCTTCCAATCAGACTTGGGCCTTCCCGGCGGCTTTTGCGGCAGTGCCGAGCGTCACACCCGGCGCGACCAACAACACATCGCTCACCGCCACATGCGCGACAACGACGACCACCGATATTACGGTCAATGTCCTGAACGCGCTCTCGGTAGCGGGTCGGTCCGCATCGTTCATCGCCATTGGCCGCTGGTTCTAAGGAGGCTCTCATGAATATTACCTTCACCCCCACCCGCATGGATACGCCGCTTGAGGCAGTCGTGGAGGGCGACAGCCTCACGCTCAATGGCGAGCGCTTCGACTTCTCACCTTTGCAGGAGGGCGATGTGCTGCCCCGCGCGGCCGTAGCCTGTGCTTGGCTGGCCTCGGATGTGACCAGCGTAGGGGGCCGCATCACCCTTACATTGGTCTTGCCGCATGGCGCAAACGCGCCCGAGGAAACCCGCTTTCCAGCGCCGATCCTCGCGGCGCCTGATGGCCCCCTGCCGATCCCGCCGCACTCAGCCGATGAGGACCCCGCCCAATGAGCAATATCGACTTTTCCAAAGTGGTCACCGCCAGTGCGCAGGTCGAGACCATCCGCGCCGCCCGCCTTCAGGATCTGGCAAAACTGCGCTGGCAGCGCTCCTGCGAAGGCGTGACCTTGCCAAGTGGGGCGACCTTTCCCGGCGATGAGACAACGCGGCTTTCGCTCTCCGGCGCGATCAGCGCATTGCAGCAAGGCATGCTCACCGCGCCGATTGTCTGGAAAACGCCCACGGGCTTTGTGTCCCTCTCGCAAGAAGATCTGGAAGCCGCCGCCGCTGCGGTGGTGCAGTTCATCCAGACCTGCTTTGCCGCCGAGGGTGCGGTCGCGGCGCAGATCGAGGCAGCGCCTGACCCGGCAGGGTTTGATGTCACCGCAGCCTTTGAGGCCGAGCTTGCGCTACTAGGGGCCTGAGAGGATGACCATGATTGAAAACAGCGATCGGGGGATCACCTTGAACAAATCCCTCGCCTGGACC